ACTCACCAGAAGCCTGGGCGAACTACACAGTCACATCGCTCAGTCAACATATAGTTTCGTCCCCGCGTTCGCCCCATTCTTTTGTTAATCGAGTCGCTTGCGCCGCTGCGTACTGTTACAGTAGATTCTCCGCCTTCACTCATTGCTCCACCGGAGCTTTTTATTAATTCTGCTTGATTTTGTTCTGCCATTTTTATTCCTCCTGTATTATTTGTGGTATTTCCGAAGACAGGCGTTGTCGCTCCAAAGCCTGAACTTCCGCCAAAGCCTGTTGTAATCGTTGTTGATGAACTATTTGAACTGGATGAGCTGAATCCTCCTGACGACGGTGCGCCAAATGTTGCTGATCCTGTCGGAAATCCTGTTGTTGTATTGTCACTTGATGTTCCTCCAAATGTGCTACCTTGTGGGATTGCTGTTATTGTTATATCACTTGCCATCATGTCATGATGGTCATCACTTTTTGCAATTAGATTGTCATCTGATCCTGATTTTTTTGCTAACAGTGTTGCCATTTTATAATCCTGCCATTGCTTTAAATGCTTTTATTTCGCTATCTTGTTCTGGAAATATTGAAACAGTTTCAAGTCCTGCATTTTGACGCATTTCATTCAATTCTTCTTCACGTTCATCATCTACTCTATATTTGTGGGGTGATATAGTAATCACTTGTTTTAAAATATCTGCATCCGATTCGTATTCTTCTTCATCAACTATGACTGTCCATTCTTTTAACTTCATGTTAGTCAATGTTTCCATGTCATCTAATAATGTTATAATTCTTTCTGGAACAGTAGTTCTACGATTCATTTCAACAAATACTAGGTATTTTCCAGTAGATAATTCACCGTCACTAACTTGAGCATCTAATACAAAATCATATCCTCGTTCAAACCAATCAGCCAAATCTTCTCCTGCTTTTTTGTTTTTAACAGTGAATGCAATAGTTACTATCTCACTATCTTTACCCATTTGTGCTGAATATTCATCTACTGATACAACTGGTAAAACAATACCTTCAAGGTCATGATAATCTAAACCCTCATTGATAATTACTTTAGTCATTACATTGTTCCTTGTGGGGGAGGTGCATTAACATCCATGTTGCCACCCATGTCAGGAGTAGATTGTTGAGCATCGCCGCCGTTTTCTGTACCATCTTGATCTTCTGACTCTAAATCGTCATTGTACGCCTCATCTAGATCATTCAAGTCAATAGTTTGGTCAGCTAAGTCAATAGAACCTTCACGGATATCATCCATCAATTCTTTAGGCATTTCAATATATATTAACCAAATACTGCGATATGCCATCTTTGGATAGCGGGTACCGGGTTGAAAATCTTCGTAATCTTTTATTTCTACAGGAACGCGAATCTTTGTCTTTTTCCAAAGAATCTTACAACCTAGATGTAATAGTCTTTTTGCGCCACGTGGATCGGGCATTAGCTTGAATGGCCACATAAACATGCAGCCAACCGAATAACGTTTAGTAACAGGGCCTTGTACTAGTTCACCTAGCTCCCAGTTTTTAAATGCATATAAATCTGCCTCATCTAGTACTCGTTCAAAGTCTAGTATTACGGACATTGATCCGTCACTGGTAAAGATGCCCTTCACGGTATCAATGATACTGGTGTAATTTACGTCATCAAAAAATTTATCTGCTGTTGGAATCATGTTAGTATTTATCTTTTTACGATTGAATACTATGTTTTGATAATTTTATACCGTAGCCTAATATTTATGCTTAATATTACTTTTAAAAGTACGCTAGTATAGCGATATTCATTGACCTTAAATAAAGATGAGTGTTATGAGAACTCACGCTCTACAAAGGAGAATCAACTTGAGCAAACGAAAAACCAGCGCATTAAGAAGTACAGACACAAGGTTTTCACACAGTAAAAAGACAGACGGAAATACATTCTATTCAAGAGAGTCAAAAACTATCGATTTCACACAAGCAACTCAAAAACCAAGAGTACGCAGACCCGTAGAACTCATCCCCAAATCCATTAATCAAGAAAAATACATATTAGCATTACTTGATGAGAAGACAGATATAGTCGTGGTTTCGGGACCTGCAGGAACAGGGAAAACGTATCTTGCTATGCAAGCCGCTATCAAAGCAATGCGAAACGGTGATTGTGATAGGATTATCTTATCTAGACCGGCGGTTGGTGTTGATGATGAAAAACACGGTTTCTTACCGGGAGATATCAATCAAAAGATGGAACCCTGGACTAGACCATTGTTAGATGTATTACGTGAGTATTATTCAACTAAAGAAATTGCTGACATGCTAGAAGAACAAATAGTAGAGATAGCTCCGCTAGCGTTCTGTAGAGGTCGCAACTTTAAAAATAGTTGGGTAGTTCTTGATGAGGCTCAGAACGCCACCCCAAGCCAGTTAAAAATGATTATGACACGTATCGGTATCGGTAGTAAAATTGTCATCACTGGTGATGTAGAACAAACAGATAGACGCACGCCTGAGAACGGGCTCCTAGACTTACTAAGTAGGCTAGATGGTGGGAAGGGGGTGATTCCAGGCTTAGCGTCTTGCAAGTTCGATATGCGTGACATACAACGTCACAAAATTATTGAACACATCCTCAAGATGTATTCATAAAAATAAGGGGCCTTGCCCCTTATTTTATTTCCCAATCTATTACAGTAGATGTTGCTATCATTTGTCTGAAATTATTAAGATCAATTAGTGACGTAGGAATTTTAATTTCTTTTCCATCGACTATAATTGTGTTAATTTTACCTATCTTACAATAGCCAAATGCTAAAGTTGGATCGTTTATGTCCAACTTCCAAAAATCTATTCCACCCCTATCAATATAAAACTTCTTCCATCTATTAATGTATTGTATTTTTGTAATATCATTGAAGAAGTTATCCACTAAATAAAGTCTACAGCTAGCATTAAATTTTCGTTGCGGTACAAATTGTTCCGGCGGACATTCAAAATCATTTACAGTGAATAATTCTATTGCGTGTTTACCTACATGTGTGTAATGAAGTGATAAATCTCCAAATGAATTAAACGGAGTAAACAATTTGTAGGCAGATTCAGGTATATCATACGATTCAAATACGGTTTTATTAAAATCTAACGCAACTCTAAACAAGCTAGATTCTGATGCCATTTTAGAAGACCATACATTTAATAACACAGACTCCAACCAATGTATGATATCATTGTACTCAGTCAACAACGGCCATGCTTCTTGATATTTAGGATCGTTTTTCATCTCAGGAAAATGCACATGCATTATATGAAGTGCCACTTTCCATGTAGCTTGGTTGATATCCTGTTTCACAACACGGGTATTATCATACTGATTTATCTTATCAGCAAGCTCATACAATCTTTGAATTCTACTATTAATTAATTCTTCACTTCCATAACCAGTATAATGATTTATCTTACATAGTTCTGAAGTATTGCGTTTAACAATAAGGTTAGCCCATTGCTGGGCTATTTCTTCATCAATCAAATCATATATTATTGATATATCATTTGTAAAGTTAATTACAAATTGCATTATGATTTTTCATTTTGAGAAATTAACGCTTCTTTTTCTAATTGCTCAATCAAATTAGGATATACTTTTTTATAATAAGCATCCATACGTTCAAAATCAGTATCTACCACCTTACCCTCGATAACACATTTTAGTACCTTCTTCTGAGCATAGTCAATAATAACGTTGCAGGTTTGTAGGTCCGCGGGCTTAACTTTTTTACCAACAGCAACTAGTTCATCAATTTGACCACCGGCTTTCCTCATAAATGTTATAAGTAAATATCTCATGATGTTAACTCTACTAATGTTGCTGCTAGTGAGATTTCAGCTATTCCAACTAGAGGTAGATTTGCTAAACCATTACGAATGATAATGATACTTGCGTCTTTCTTTTCTTGATCCTTACCCCACAGATCCAAATTTTGGTACATCCATTTGTAGCAGTCTTCTACATGACTTGGATACATAGAAATATATTGCATCAATTGCTGACGACCATCAAGTACTTTGCCTGCTTTAAAGAGTTGAACTGCTTCCATTAATAATTCATTTTCATCTGAACCACCTGTTGGTGCTGGTTGCAATTTACCATCAATACAATTAACTTGAAGTTGATTCAATACTTTACGTAAATCAGGATAACAAGCACGAACATAATTATCTAATACATCTAAATCAAAATCAATATTTTCTGTTAGTAAAACAGTTGCTGCACGTGCCGTAAAGTCAGTATGATCTGGCTTGCTGATGTGAATCTTGTGACAACGACTTTCACGCAATGCTGGAATGATTTTCTCAGGATAGTTACAAGTGAGAATGAATCGTACTGTGTCTGAATATGTTTCCATATCAGTACGCAATGCTGCCTGTGTTAAGTGAGGTAATGAGTCAGCTTCGTCTAATAAAACAACTTTAAACTTACCGAAAGGTAATGTTTGTGCAAATGACAATAGCTTATCACGAACCAAATCAATTTGACGTTCACGACTTGCGTTAATAACCATTACATCATAGTCTTCTACACCAAGTTCTTTGATTAAGACTTTAGCAAGTGTAGTCTTACCTGTACCAGGATCACCGCTGAACAACAAGTGAGGGATGATACCATCTTTGATCCATTGTTCTGCTTGTGATTTGACTCGTTCATCAGTGAACACATAATCATTGATACTGTTAGGGCGATACTTTTCTACCCAAAGTTGATTTATCATTTTCTTAACATTTCAAGTGTAATAACGTATGCAATACCCTGACCCAAGTCTTGGTCAGAACTAATGATATGCAGTGCGGTGTTATGTCTGTCAGACTTTTCATCATACATAGTATATTCCAAAACATAACCGCCATTGGCTTGATGAATAGTAAAACTCATACCTCTGCTATCAAGTGTTCTGCCTCGACTAACAAGACTGTTCTTTGCTGAGGGTCTTGTCTCTGCAATGTCTTGAGGAAATATAAAGTTATGTAGTTTTTGTCTAATCCAATTTATCATATAAATCCATTTACTTGTTTAAATTTTTCATACTGACTTGATACATCTGTTTTTTCAAAGTTTAACCATTCACACAGTTTGTCAAATTCAGTTAAAAAGGTGCCTTCTATGAAGTGACTAATGTTAAAATCATAGACGCCGTCTATTATATCATTATTTTTGATATTAGTGTAATAGATATCGGGAATATTTTTCAAAGGATGTTTTTTAATGGCCATATCCCTTACAATTTGATTGTATTTGTAGGGTATAGTAATCTTAATATATTTGGCTTTAGGTATGTGGTGTTTAATCAATTCAACTTGTTTGGGTAGTAATATTCTATGAACATAATGCAAATTAGAATTTAAAAACTCTTTAGGAGGCTCCCAATTTTTCTCAAGGTATGTTTTTTGCACTTCAGTTGTCGAGTTAGCCCATTCGTAAACTCTTGCGCCTGTATGAAAATCTAAGAAAAATTGTGTTATTTCATGATGAGCGGCACCGGATTCGTCAAAGAAAATATCTTTCTTGTTTTGTAGGAAGACACTAGTACTATATGATAAACAATGTAATAGAAAAGATCCAAAACTTCCCGGTACAAAATGTATGAATACTATTCTATCACTACCCTCAAGCATTAATACACCTTATCACTCATTGTTTCATCATCCATTGGATTATCCGATATCAACAGTATATCATTACTATCAACTTTACGCAATGTTTCTTCACCCAAAGGGGTTTCAACCGTAATACCGCGAGTCCAACGACCATGTGCAATTAAGATATATTTTCCAATCTCAAGTTGAGGGTCATTCTGTTCAGGACCTAGACCATAAATCTTTGCCCAACGTGGACGAATACCAGCACTTTTCTTGTCATCATCCATTAGAATAATACCACCTTGCGTAATACGTTGGTCAAACTTCATATCAGACACAATTATATCTTTGTGTAGAAATGTCAGTTTATCTACTTTAGTAGGACTGAATGCCGGCTTACTATATTCGCTCATTTTTCACCTTTTTTGAGTTCTTCTGCTTTGATCTTTTCAATTTCAACATCATCTTCAAAAGATTCTTCTAACTCACGCTCACTTGAAGTAAGTTCTTCTAATGGGATATCAGGTTTAGCAACTTCAGATTTTGCTTGTTGACTCGCGTGTTGCTGGCGAACTTGATTTGCGGACCGTGTTCCTACTGTATTAGCATATGATTGATTAACCCTTTCGGTTACGGGTTTAATAACTCTTCCAAATGCATCAATAGTGTCCCCACGTGCATTTACCTTCATGTTACCTACCGCTTTAGTATTTTCATTTTTGGCAATAATTGATGCCATATCTACTGTCTTACCCATTGCTGTTCTGTAATTTGTCATTTCATTTTTCCTTATTTAATAAACTCATCTATAGACAAGTCATAGTACAAGCTATTTATTTTATGTATGCCGAGTAAAAACAATATAAAACTTGCTACGCTTGACCCGCGACCTACTCCCCAAACTATGTTATTCTTACGCATTGTATCTACTAAATACTTTAAGTATTTAAGTAATATAAACATATCACGATCCTGAAACAATATCAACTCTTCGCCTGCTCGTTGTAGTTCTTGATCGGTGCTGCACTGGTCTAAAATGTATTGAGCAATGTCTAACTTATAATATTCGTTAGGCATTAACCAATGACTTTGATTCTTTTCATCAAATTGATTGATTGAACAATTATCACTGGTGTATTTAATACACTCAGGGATATATTCTAGTTGCAAAACTTCATCAAATTTAATTTCATCAGTTACAAACACACGCTTTAGATTACGTGATGGGTCTTGTAAGTATAACAAACACAATTCCATCTCATCATAGATTTGTTGACCATAAACATCTGTTCTCATTAACTAAGTATAACAGAATTAATGTAGTGTGTCAAGAGTTTTTACTGCCAACTTCGCCCTCTTTTTGAACTTTCACAGCAGACTGGAGGTTTTGTTTTTTGAACATCTCATCCATTTTCTTATTGTATTCGGATTTGTAGCTTTCTATGACCATTCCAATTTGATGGATCATGGGGCCGTTTTGCATACGATATGCAAAACTTAATTTTTTGGTTAAGTCTGATATGGTGTTAGACAAGTCTTCCATAGACTTGTCTGATAGATTACCAATAAAAGGATGTTGCATCCTATATTTATTACCAATTGTTCAACTGGGTTCTTTTCCAGATACTAGTGCCTTCATACACAGTAACCGCAATGTTTCCATTTGCCGTAGACAATGCCATCTTTTGCCCTGCTATACCACTATATCTTGTTTGGGATATAGTGATGTTACCGCTATCTTCAATACTAGATATGTAGTACACTATGTTAGCAGTTATCCCACCAAATGTGTTTCCCAAGAATACAATTGGATCATTGCTTGCAATGTTACTTGTACTTGACAATGTTAGATTATAATCGGTAGTTGCAGTAACTTGCATTGATCCGTTTTCATTCAATAATGCAACAGGGGCGCCGCCCGGATTGTTTGCACATACAGTGAATGCTGTGCTGTTTGCAATACTTTGCACAAAGTAATTTGTACTAGCATTTAAGTTACCCATAATATTACCGTAACTAGCAACACAATTACCAGTATCATTTGTCAATCCTAAATTGCCTCCACCAAATGTCGCACTAACTGCAATATTTGAGTTACCTGTGAATATATTTTTAATGTAATATGTTGAATTTGCTATGTTACCAAAAACATTACCACTAAACGCTACCCTGCCACCTACTACCATATTTGTAGTCGTTGACACAGTAATAACATTACCAGTTGCATAAGTTGCAGTAGCATATGCATTAGCAATAGTACCAGTAATCAGTACTGGATATCCAACAACAAAATTTTCTGTGCTAGATACAATAATTGCGTTTCCACTAGCTAACGTGTTAGTAGAAGTAACAGTATTGGTTACCGCGGTAGTATTAGTTAAATATTTAGGTATTGCACTACCTTCATATGATCCGGTAGCTACGTACATATAACTTACAGGTGATACGGTCATTGTACCACTGGTGCTAGACACATTGAATAAAGCAGCCGGGCCTGAAGCAGTGCCAGGTGTTGCTGATATAGTAAATGTTGTGGTGCTTGGAATACTACGTACATAGTAAACTGTACCTGCTGTTACTCCACCAAACACAACCCCTGAGAATTGAATTGGCATATCTAGATAAAATCCTGCAGTACTATCACAGGTTACAATTTCATAGGTACCATCAGTTGCAGTACACGTAGCAAATGCCAATGATGTTGCAGTATCAATGCAGACGGTACCATTTACATCACCTTGAAATCCTACTGGGCTAGGTGTTCTTTGTTGAATTTGAGTTGACTGTCTTGGTCTGTTGTATGGTTCAACAGTAATTGTTGTTCCGCAGTCAACTGAACTGAATCTAAAGTCCATTTGACTAACTCCGTATGGTACGGTTATTACTGGTACATTGGCCACGTTAGCAAAATTCTCTATAGTAGTTACACCATACTGATTGGTAACGCTGCTAGGGAATGAAATAGTAGCATTAGCATTTGAAATTGCTAATTCTAGTTGAACATTACTTTGAGTACCTGCTGGCGCCCAACCAGTAAATTGAATAGTTGTATTTCCAACAATAGAACCGTATTGTACATCACCTAAACTTGCGTTAACAGTCATTATACCTGATATAGCATTACCCAAGTTATAAGTAGTTGCTCTGAAGCCACGTGTTAATGTATTACTGAGTAATGTGTTAGCCATATCATTATTCAGTGTCATACCTGGTAAGGCTGATTTCAGTATAGCATTATTTTGTAGGTTAGTAATTTCACTAGCCGCAGTATTTAAATCTGTTCTAATAACAGAGAAATTATCTCTGAATCCTTGACTACTATTGTTTACACCCGGTACAGGGTAGTTAACATTAATTCCATTTGTATTGATTGCGCTTGTCATATTTGTAATTCCGTTTAATATTTATACTGATTCTCATTCGGCAAAATTGTTTGTCTTGGGAATAAAACATAAAAATCTTTACTGTTTAATGGGTCAGGAGTAGGTGACGCACTAGGTAAGCTAGTCCAACTTGCAGGGCTTGTGTTATTGTCATAGTTATAAGTTGCACTCTTATCTACACTGAATCGATCAATTTCAAAATTTATTTGATTCAATGTAAATTGCCAATTGTTTTCTATGTTAGACTTAATAGTCTCACTAAACCCTGGTTTTGTGTAGCATATAACCCAAGCAGGTACGTATCCAGTGGTACTACCATTAGCTTGTTGACTAGTCATCCATAATGGTAATAGTTTGCTGTTATATTCTTGACCAACCACTGACGCGACTTGATTACGCATGTTAGGTAGACTATTAGGGTATAATAATCTAGCATATCCCGGTGTTAAACTTGTATAATAATCTTGACCCAATTGATTTATCCAACTAGCATGAATACTAGTACTGCTTGTATACCAAGGACCTTTACCTAAATCAATCAATCTAGGCCAGTATATTTCACTTTGAATACTTACACCTTGTGGATTAATCAAGTTATCTATCACTTCACTATATACAACTTCGTAAAGTATGTTTCCCGCATCGTCTTTTGCAACAGCAGTTTTTAATTCACCAAGAGTAATGTTTCTCCAATAGTGATTCTTTGTGATTGCTTGTAAATATTGTTGGATAGCACTTGCATAGATACCATAAGCATGTTCATATATAACACTGGTTGCTTTACCAAAATATTGATCTCCACTGCGATACAAATAGTCAGTTGGTATCAATGTTTCATTGTCTAGTAATGTGGCAAGAATATTTCTGTCAGTAGTTGATGGTGTTGCTTTAATATATAATGTGTCCGTTGGTTGTCCAAATTCTTGTAGTACACTAACTGTGAATGTTTTATAAGAGTTAACTGATAGGAATTTTTCTGAATATGCTTCAACAGTAAAGGTATAACTTGAAGTGTCACCCACATTCAAATATTTGTTTGTGGGCTGATCTGCAACTCTACCAACTATCTCACCGTTACTAGCAACTGACAAGTTAGGTGGTAATGCACCGTTTGTTAATCTGTAAGATAGTTCTACATCACTAACTGCTTTGACAAACAATGTGCTGATGTTTCCATTCAATATTTGTCCTAAATTACTATCACTTAGCCAATCAATAACACCAGTAACATTCTTTTGTAGATTAAATGTAAAGTTAAAATAAGGACTTGCATAGTATGTTGCACCTGTTTTGTACACACTTACGCTGAAATTATAATTACTTACACCGTCTGTAGTTAGTGCAGGGTAACCGGTGATCCATCCTGTTTGAGTATTACCGGTTAATCCATTAGGCAAATTAGCAAAACTGTATGCAATAGGATTGCTATCAAAGTCTTTACCTATTATTTTAAATGCAAAATATTCACCACTCTTAAAATTACCCATGTTAGCAAACTGTGTAGGAGCAATAGGTGGCAAGATGTAGTATCCATAGTATGGATCACTGTTATGTAGATTGTATGTAAGTGGACGAGTGTTTAGTATTACAGGTAATCTGCTGTTGACTGGTTTGCCAGGCCCACCCTGGTTAACCGGTGTATTTTGATTTATAACTGTAATAGAGTAACTAGCCAATGCATTTCCTAATGGACTTGTTAAGCCCAATGTAAAATTATATGTTCGTATTGTTGGATTACCTACAGACACCGCCGGCAATGTTACTGTCATTGATCCACTACCGTTCACTAAGAAAAAAGTAGAACCATTCTGTGTGACACTGATAGTAAATGTAGTTGATGAAAGTATAGCTCTTACATAATATACTTGACCTGCTACAAGATCACCAAATACTGTTCCACTGAAAACAACCGGTCTTCCTGGATAAAATCCTATAGTTGATGTAACAAGAATAGTATTATTTGCGCTACTTGTTTGTGTAGAATTTGTAATGACCGACGGATCAGTTAACGTAACTATCGGTGGTTGAGCATATCCTCTAATAACACCCAATGAATCAATTTCTAGTCCAGGAGGTAATGCACCTTCTCTAAGTTGAATAATTACAGGATTATTAGTCTCTGGATTACGATATGTGATTGGATATTGAACCCATATACTGTCTTGTGTACTTAGTATGCTACCATTTGGAGTTGTAAATTGTGGGATTGCTGATCCAGAAATAATCAATGAAAAGGTTCTGTCTCTAATATTTCCATTGTTGTCAGTTATTCTGACTACGAACGTGCTAGATGTGTCACCTGTTACGATTCCAGGAGTGCCACTTAGTAACCCAGATGAATTTAATGTTATACCTGTAGGTATTAATCCGCTCAACAATGTATAAGTAATTGATGTTGCCGGCAATACGGCTGAAGCAGAAAATTCAAACAATAAAGGTAGTGACGCAGGGTAACTACCTATTGATCCTGCAGGGGTATTCCATACTGGTTGTGACATATTATCCTTGTAAGAACTTCATAGCAATATCGTAGTGATGTTTTCTATCTTCTAATCCAATAGTACCACCGTTGATACGTTTGGTTAATGTTACAAAATCATTCTTGTCGCAATATTGATTTAAGTTGTTGTTATCCCAGAACCAACCTGCACTACTTACTGCACCATTTGGTGTCTCCAAGTACGCTACTGTTGCATCAACACTGATGCCAAGATCGGCAGCAAACTTTGTATAGTTTTGTTTACCGGTCAATTGAATTAATCCTCGACCGCAAAATTTATAGCCATCACCTGATTCTTCTGGTCCATTGCCCATACGATTGCCATATACACGATTAGCAATCTTTGCAGGTTTTTTTGCATATTGATTAGCCAATTCTTCTGTGGGGAAATACTTTTTAAAAGTAGTCATTAATCCTTTGACACTGTAGTTCAAGTTTTCTTTAATGAAATTAAAATCACCTGACTCATGTGCCGTTTGTGCTAAGAAACCTGCTGCACGTACAGGATTATCAAACATGTTGTAATATTCTGCTACAGTATTCATAGGCTCAAGATAACCTATCAATACATTTTGTTTTGTTTTTGGGCATAATGCCTTTAATAAATCTATTGTTATCATTTTTTTGCCTTATCCATATGTCGCCAATAAGCGTGAGCCGGTGCCTAAACTAAAGTTACCGGTAATTGTACCCACTGTTATGTTTGAACCAGTAGTAAATGCATTACCTATAAAAGTTGCACCTGTACCACCTATGTTAGCAGTTGTTGTTATGTTACCAGTAGCACTCAATGTTGTATAGATACCATTGTTAGCACCTATGTTACCGACGTTAGCATTACCTGTCACACTTAAACTTGCTAATGTACCAACTGCGGTAATATTAGCCTGACTATTAGCTGTTACTGTAACTGCTGTTGTTGCACTAGACACTGTACCTGATACATTTGCACCTGCCACTGCGTTTGCAGTCGTTGCAAATGATACTGCACCGGAGACGTTGCCACCTGCTACACTATTAGCTGTTGTTGCATATGTAGCTAATCCTACAGCTCCTGAGACGTTGCCACCTGCTACTGCATTTGCTGTTGTTGCAAAAGCTACTGCTCCACTTACATTAGCACCTGCTACACTATTTGCTGTTGCTGCATATGTAGCAAGACCTGCTGTTGCTACTGATAAGTTAGAAACTTGAGTAGTAGATGATACTACAAACGGAGCAGTACCGGTCGCTACAGTAGTAATGTATTGTCCGGTGATGTTTGATGTAGTGCCGGTGTGGTTAGTGGCAGATATGTTGCCTGCAGTGACGTTTCCGGATATACTTAATGAAGTCAATGTGCCAACACTTGTAATGTTACCTTGTGCGGCTGTTGTTACAGTACCGGCTGTAGTTGCAGTTCCTGCACTAGTTGCATATGTAGCATTTGCTACAGTCCCACTTACATTAGCACCTGCCACTGCATTAGCTGTTGTTGCATATGTAGCTAATCCAACAGCACCGGTTACATTTGCACCTGCTACACTATTAGCAGTAGTTGCATAAGCGACAGCACCTGAGACGTTTCCACCTGCTACACTATTAGCTGTTGTTGCATAAGCGACAGCACCTGAGACGTTTCCACCTGCTACACTATTAGCTGTTGTTGCATAAGCGACAGCACCTGAAACATTAGCACCCGTAATAGAACTTAACGTTGAGCCGTTACCTGACACATTAGTAAACACACCAAATGTGGCCCCGATGTTACCAACGTTTGCATTACCAGTAATACTTAACGTACCGGTAATGCTTGTGTTACCTGCATTTAATGTACCATTGGCAGCAGTAGCTCCGTCAATTCTTAATCCAGTTAAATATCCTAAACTGGTAATGTTGGGTTGTGCCGCAGTAGACAATGTACCTACAATATTGTTGGCACCAATGTTGCCAACGTTAGCATTACCTGACACTGATAATGTACCAGTGATTGCTAATTGTGGATCATTGAATTTAATATTACTACTAGCATCTATAGCGTTTGCACCACTACTGTATAACAACGCATTTGCTGCACCAGGAATAGTTTGACTAATAACTGATGCAAACGATAAATTACCATTACCATCACTTTGCAAGAAACCTGTACTACCTGTTATTTTAATATTACTAACAGAACCTAAATTAGCAAGACCATTAACAGACAACCCAGTTAATGTGCCTATACTAGTAATATTTGGTTGAGCATTAGATCCGCTTGATAATGTACCTGCTAGTGATCCATTACTTAGTATAGAGTTTGCAATGATTGTACCTGAAACATACATTTGTGCTGATGTTAGTATTAGTACATCAGGTGTTCCGTTAACACCCATTGTAATATTACCATTTGGGTTAGTAATATCAACATTACTATTACCATTAACAATACTGTCAACCACAATGTTACCGGCTGTTAAATTACCTGTTACTGAAAGATTACCTAAGGTAACATTACCAGTAACACTCAATGTTCCACTTGTTATTAAGTTACCACCTTGAATATTACCAGTGGCAGTGATTAAACCACCTGTACCAATATTTCCAATATTTGCATTACCTGAAACAGAAATAGATGTTAGTGTACCTGTACTTGTGATATTTGGTTGTGCTGTTGTTGTTACTGTACCTGCTGTAGTTGCACTAGACACGGTGCCAGATACATTAGCACCTGCTACACTATTTGCTGTCGTTGCGAATGATACGGCACCTGTAACATTAGCGCCGGTAATAGAACTCAATGCTGAACCATTTCCACTAACATTAGTGAATATACCTTGGGTTGCACTTATGTTACCAACGTTTGCATTACCTGATACTGACAGACTTGTTAATATACCAGTACTTGTAATATTAGGCTGTGCTGCTGTAGTCAATGTACCAGTTACTAATGTGAATACTGCGTTATTGGCACCTATATTACCAACGTCAGCATTACCGGTTGCAGTAATGATGCCAGTACCCAAATTGCCAATGTTTGCATTACCACTTACACTCAAGCTCGTTAGTGTACCTGTACTTGTTATATTTGGTTGTGCATTAGTTGTGACGGTACCTGATGTAGTTGCAGAACCAGCAGTACCTGCGCTAGTTGCATATGTTGCATTTGCTACAGTTCCGCTTACATTAGCACCTGCAACACTATTTGCTGTTGCGGCATAATTGACTTGACCAGATACGTTGGCCCCTGCAACACTATTTGCTGTTGCGGCATAATTGACTTGACCAGATACGTTGGCCCCTGCAACACTATTTGCTACGTTGGCAAAATTCACTTGTCCGGACACGTTAGCACCTGCTACACTATTTGCTGTTGTTGCAAATGCAACTGCTCCTGAGACGTTGGCACCTGCTACGGCATTGGCAGTCGTAGCATATGAGACGGAACCCGTGACATTGGAACCTGTAATAGAACTCAATGCTGAACCATTTCCACTAACATTAGTGAATATACCCTGTGTTGCACCTATGTTACCAACGTTTGCATTACCTGACACTGATAATGAAGTTAGTGTTCCGGTACTGGTTATATTAGATTGTGCGGCTGTTGTTAATGAGCCCGTTACAGTAGTGAACACGCCTGCGGCTGCTCCTATATTACCTACATTAGCATTACCGGTTGCACTAATTACACCTCCGGTTACTAGATTACCACCATGAACATTACCAGTAGCAGTAATTAATCCTGCAGTGCCAATATTACCTACATTAGCATTGCCCGAGACAGATATAGAAGTTAATGTGCCAGTACTTGTTATATTTGGTTGTGATGCAACTAGCACAGTGTTTGATGTACCAGCTGATAATGCGTAAGTTGCGTTTGCTACAGTTCCGCTTACATTAGCACCTGCAATATTTGTTAAGTTTGCACCGCTGCCTATGAAATAATTTGCTGATGCTGCATTACCTAAATTTGCATTAGCTGATATAAGATTACCACCTATGTTTGCGCTACCGGTGACTATTAAGTTTGCTAATGTTACTGTAGTAGGTAGTTCTATATAAAGAGTTTGTGCAAAAGTAGTATATGTAGCAGCGTTAGTGATTGGATTAGGGGTTGTTCCTATTTTAAGTGTTGATGAACTGAATGAAACAGATGCGATGTTGGCGCTGACAACAACATTACCAGTTGGAGAATTAACAGTAATACCAGCGCCGGCTGATCGGTTAACAGAACTTACAGAAGCACTAGTAAGTCCGTTGTATACTTCATTAAAATTTTCTTGTACTTTTTGGAATGCTATTCGTATTGGATCCGCTGACGGATCATCAGGAAACGTACCAAAATCTATATTTTGTTGACTCATATCTATTCTACCTTATTTAGTATTTATCGTTTACAGACAAACACTATAGCCAAAAAAATACCCGACTAAAGCCGGGTATTGTTAGAAGTATCAATTAATTGATACCACTTAGTTTTTTCCAATCATGTAATAATGCGGTAGATTCCTGCATTGGATTTCCCAAACGACCTATTTGAGTAGATACAACTGGAATAGTTGTTTGACCAGTAGCTTTACGCTTGTTCAACCCACCGCTAATAACATTAGTCATGAAGTCAATATCAGATTCAAATGTATCATCAGCACCATTAGCTAACGATTCTTCTACTTTTTCTTCTTCCTCATCGATAGCATCATCACTAGCCGCTTCGTCTTCCGATTCCGCTGCATCATAAGTTGAGGCTGCTGAATTTGCTTGCTGAGTGTCAGCAATTTCAGCATCGGTGTCGGCTGCACCTGAATCAGGAGGATTGTCTTCAGCAACATTATAAGTCATTTGGTCTTCTGATTCAACTTCGTCAACCATTTCTTGACCTTCATGACAACCGCATGATGATTCACCGCATACTTCACATGCTTCTTCACCGTCGTGTTCTTCATGACCTTCTTCACCGCCTACTTCGTCAGCATAGTCTTCGCTACCGCCTTCGTTGCCACCTTGACCAGTTAATTTCTTCATTAGAGCCATCATACCATCATGGTCATCAACTACTTCAATTCCACCTGGAGCAGCAGTAGTGCCTTGTGGGGCGCCATAACCATTTTGATCGTCACCACCAAACAAGCCTAAACCAGCTGATTTAATTATGCCCAATAATTGGTCAGCATCACCGTCTTGTGCTGATACACTTACTGAATCAGGTGCACCTTGTTGACCTTTACTGATAGAAACAGTCATGCCTTCAGCAACATCTGCTTTAGATTCTAGTAGTGCATTTAATTCCTTTTCCCATGCTTCAAAAGCAAATGGGCTTTCTAATACTTCTTTATCCTTAAAAGTTTGACCAAATGCATTGAATGTATCTCCCGGAGTCTTGATAGCTTGTTGCTTCATATAAGAAGTTTTATCCATTTCGTACATGTCATCTTCCATAGTAGGTGTATGAGCACCATAGCTTGCCATATCGTTAACTGTATCATTCTCACCAACATAACCTTGAATTGGCATTTGGCCATAGCATTCATCTAAGCCTTCTTTGTAACCTTCATGATAACAACGTGCTTCTTCCATGTCTTCATAGTTCTTACCACAGTGTGAGTGACCTTTTAAACCATGAGCTTTGCCTTCTAAGCGGGCAGCTTGTAATTGTTGGTCCATACCTTCTTTAACTTTCTTTTTAGCAAAAGGATTTACACCTTTCTTAGGAGCTGCGCCTTTCTTTTTGCCTTCATTGTCATCCTTACCTGGCTTCTTATCAGCCCAATTAGGAACGCCATCATTATCATCATCAGGCTTTTTCTTAGTAGCAGATTTCTTAGCAAAAGGATTTACACCTTTCTTAGCTTCTTCCAATGACAATGGGCTTGCCAAGCTGTCATGAGGGGGCATATCTGCCTCTTTAATTTTTTTCATTTGTGAACCAGCAATACGTTTTGCTGCCTCTACACCATACTTTGGAGTTAGTTTACGAACCAGTGCGTCAAAGCCTGTAGTAGCATTATTATGCTTACCGATATCGCCTTCCGCCACACCTTCTTCACCGCCAATAGTTATATCACCTTTTTGAAAGGCTGCGGCTGCTTGAGGATTCTTTGCAGTTGCAACAACTTTACCAGCTGCATCTTTAACTTGTACTGCACCTGGCATAGGAGCTGTTGTATAACTGCTCTGTTCAGCAATCATGCTTCTATTGATTTGTTCGATCCAATCCTTAAGATTGCTTTTTGATTTGGCTTTAGCTTTAGGTTCTTCATCACCAGTACCATCATCATCTTTGTTAGATGTATGGCTTTGTGACTTACCTTTAATAACTGTTCCCTTCTTAGTTGACTTTGGTGCTTTACCACCAAATACACTAGATAGGCCTTTAGCATCATATTTCTTTTCTTCACCAGTAGATGAATCAGCATCTTTCTTAGGACGACCACGACCTTTTTTAGCAGCAGCTTTTACTTTGTTGCCTTCATCATCTTCATCATCTTTACGGCCATATCCACCTGGCTCAGCAGTATGAATCTTACCTTTACCGGTATCTTTAACAGCTTCACTTAGCTGAGTAAGTTTGTTCATTATATCTAACATGTTCATTTTACTATTCCTTTGAATTATTTACGTGCGCCAGTTGCTGGCTTTGTTGGGCGCTTGATATTAGTCATTGGACTCTTGTCGCCTAATTGTTTGTCATCTAAGTATGGCTTAAACGGATCAAACGCATTTTTAGTTTTAGAAGCTGCATATGGTATATCAATCTGAGAACCTTCTGATTGCTTCTTGATAGATTGCAAAAATGAACCAGCATATTGTTTGCTAGCTTCTTTACCACCCGGTTGTTCTTCTAACTCAGTGTGTAACAACACAGGGGAGTGACTCATCTCATTCTCATATCCTACCTGTTCATTATCAATGCTGTCATTAAAGTCAGTACCAACAACACGAACCATATCAACTTGATAACCTAACAATTGAGCAATTTGTTGAATCATTGGCTCTGTCGCTGGATAGCGAAATTCTGCTTTTAGAATTGTAACACTTTGATTACTCAAATTAGGAAATCCAAATGGTGATTTCTGTATTGGTGTGCTAGTTGGATTAGAGATTTTGATAGGATCAAATTTATTTAAGTTATACTTAAACAATTCAATAAAGTTCTTATCAACATCGCCGGCAATTTTGATAGTGTAATTATAAGACTTTACACTTTCTGTTATATATTGTTTAAGGCTTCGCATGTTTTATTCCTGTATTCTATATTTATCATTTATCTGTTGTTTTTGGTGCCAACATCTTCAGCAATTCATTACGATCTAACGTCTTTCCTGTACCTAATGGTGTAGCTTCAATTTCTTCTTCTTTTAAAGCGTTCTTCTGATCTAATTGTGCTTTCTTTAACTGCAAATCAATCATTTTAAGCTTTTTGTTAAGTTTGGCTGTCTTGGCTGTAATGGCGTGTCCCAAGAAACTACTAGCACTATTGAATATTTCACTAGCAAAACGACTGTCAACCTGCATGCCAAGGTCAAGTAAATCTTTATAACTTGCGGTAGCCATATTTGATAATTCATCTAGTTCAGCATCGCTAGCATCAAGACCTCTAACTTGGGGTAATGCTTGTTCAATCTTCTCTAAATTGTTCAATGCTTCTGTTGTAATTTCACTTGCATTGTCTGGAATAGGAACGCTGAGTGTGTCTATCTCATGCTGTGGCAATTCAAAAAGTTCTGATAATTTTTTGGTCATAAAAGTATTTATTTACTTTCGTGAACCATTATAGAAAAGGTCATCCTCGGTTATTACTCTGAATGCATACCCCTGACTCTTGCAATATGCTGAGGCAGCTGCCCATTTAGCGTGATTGATAGCAACTATCATTCTGTCTTTTGCACTTGCCACTTTACTTTCAATGATACTTTGCTTTTTAGGTTTAATCTCTACCATTTCAGCAATCTTTTTACCGTACTTGTTTTGATAGACTACAAAAAAGTCAGGTACATAGTTTGTTGGTTTGCCTGTAAATGGATGGCGATATGGTATTTTGATAGCTTCACTAGCCCAATACAATACGCTTTTATTAGTATCACAGAAGGTCATGAATGTTAGTTCCCATCCACTGCGATACTGCGGTGTATGTTTACCTATGTACTTTTCAGTATTTTTGGGTGTAAATTTTCCCTGTGCAAATCTTGACATGTTACTGCACTATGTTGCGAGCAACCGGTTGATTGGCTTGTGGTACTGTGCCAAATCCATACAATGACGTTTTACTTTTGAAACTATTTAAATAGTAACCAATAATTGTGTTGACTTCTAATTTATTCTTACCTTGTATGTAGCCCAGTAAATCTAATACAGGTATTTTTGTTTCTTGTGCTATTCTAAAAAAATAAACAGTAAAGTTATCTGCTATTTGTTTAGTATCACATACATTTATAAAATATGAATGTACAACATCATATTCGTCAGGCGCAATAATTAAATTGAATCCATAGAATTCATCAAATATTCTAATTGTTTGGTCAAATGAGGAACGTGAATCAATAATTCGTGCCATATAAATCTCCTAAGAGTATTTATACTTTGAATTTATATGCTTAACCTGTTTGTCCACCGGGAGAGACTGCCTGATCGGTAATTGTAACATTTTGAGGTGAACTTATACTTGTACTTGGGGCACCTGCTGTGCCGGCAATACTTGGACTAGTCCCATATCCAGGAAAATAACTATTAGTTCTATTCTGTAATTGAAGTTGCGCCGATTGTGCTAACACATTATTCAAATTCTCAGTTGCAACTTGAGTTATGTTAGGATTGGCTGTTGTATTATACGCGGTTTCGATTAACTGGTTTGCAGTAAGTGTTTCATTAATATTAGAACCAAATGGTACAGTATAACCGTTTTCTGAATTTACTAAACCCTGCGGCCCTAACACAGCAGAGGTTGATCCAATTGGTGCAAGTGGGCTTATAGTTCTATCATATGATGATGGTTCGCCAAATCCAGGTACTTGATTACTTGCATTAGGGCCGCTAATTGCGCCTTCATAGTATTTTACTGTTTCATAATCAAGTGTCATCTTGTTTTCCATAATTCCACTACCTTCTGAATAGGCATATGTATCATGTTCAAAACTAGTAATGATTGGATTAATCAATACATATTCTACAAAGTTGTGTTGATTAAAACCGTAAATTCTTATATTCTTAAAGAATGGGATTTTTGATATACTTTGAACAGCTTGACTTGCAGTAGCCGTTTGAACAGTGCTCTCACCTATATATCCCCAATCAGTGTCAGTGGAAATGTCAGGTGAGTATATGTTTCTATAATTATAATTATCAACACCGTTAACGGGTTGATTTGTTTGTTGTACTTGTATCTTATTTGCATCTTTGTAATAATATGTATAGTAGTTATACCACATATCATTAATCATATCACCATTGTCATCGTGAAAACTGATACTTACTGGGTTGTATTTTATTTTAGTCTGTACTAATCGCTTGCGATTATACTGATTCATCACATGCGTGTCAAATGCAAATTTAGGTAAATTAATTGTCTTAACAACTAATCCAAAATTAGCACCCGTTGCAAGACCGGGTTTGTATGCACTTTCATTAATTTCAAAATATACGTGAAATAAAAATTTTAATTTAGGAGTATTCTGATAAGAATTACTCCTAAATATTTTTGAGGCGTGTGTATAATCTCTTAAGTACACGTTGGAAGAAGCCGCACCTGTTAATAAATTTTGTGCATTTACAGTCACGGCTTATCTATCCAATTTTAACCAATAGAACCAATACCAGTACTTAATGCGCCGCGTGTTCTACCAACAAATGCTCCTACACCATTACCAAGTGGAGATTGTATGCAATTATCAAAAGAGATTGCTAACTGAATTGTAGCAGCTTGACTTTCACCGTAGTTTAAGTTGTTATAGTTAGCTGTCTTTACGTAGCAACCGTAAACTTCCCATGTTTCTAGAATAACAGGAGCACTTATACCGTTACCACCATCTAATACTTCAATGTTTGTTTGAAACTTATAATCTTGTGCCGTAGAAGCTGATGCTTGTTCAACAAAGTCTAATTGCTTTTGTAATTGTTGACCAACCAATTGAGAAACTCTTCCTTGAGCATCATCACGAACGTTGACTGTTAAATCTGACCAAGTGTGCTTACCTGCAATTTTAACTGTAGAGTTATACACTTGTAGTGGGATTTCAGCGAAGGTAACACTTGGACGTGTAATATCTATTACCTGTTTTGTAAGTTCAACGGTGTTACCTCTACCTAAATTTAGAAAGTTAACTCTAAAACGGTATTGTAGTTTAGGCATTAATAAGCCTTGATTTCCGCCGGCGATGTCCGTCGCTACGGACATGTTGAACAATGATTGTGAGGCTGTTGCCATTTTTTAATCTCCTGTATATTTATTTATCTTTTAAATAAGATACCCCGGAAGGGGTATCTTTTATTTACCGCTTACCTGTGACGCAATTGCACCAGTGTTCATTACACGAACCGGGATATAGATGAATTCAGCCGCTTTTACTGGCTCAATTGCAACATCTACCCATAGTTCGTTTCTATCGATACGTGCCGGTGTGTTATTAACTGTATCACATTGTACCAAATAGTCATAAAGACCACGTTTAGCAACTAAGTCAACTAGTAATGTTTGAATAACAGCAGTAATAGAACTGCGTGTTAATACATCATTGGGTTCGAATACAAACGGTCTTGCCGCAATAGTCAACTGTCGACGGATATAGTTAACTAAACGTGCAACGTTTGTACGATCCAACGCACTTGTACTGTCATAGCTATTCTTGTTACCATAGTTTAGTAAACCAACACCACTAAAGAATACTAATGGATTAATAAAATTAACATATAATGTATCACGAATACCAATACGTGTTTTGGTAGTAATGAATTCTCCGGTCATACGATCCAAGTAACCAATGTTCAATGCATTCTCGATATTGCCTCTACGTGTGCCTGCTGCCGCTAACCAAGGGTAAGCGATAGTATCATTGCGTAAGAATGTACGTAACATCATGTGTGACGGAGGAACAACAACTTGATTTCCTGACAAGTCATTTGCAATTCCACTTGGATAGAATAGACCCAAGTAAGTATTGCGCGTAACCAATCCTTCTTCACCTGTGCTTTGTGCACCGGCGGCGTTAGTAGCCCATGCTTGAATTGCAGTAGCATCGTCAGCTAGACCTAATGGTGTATCACCAATAATGTAACCTGTTTCGTCACGATCATAATTCAATACAACCATGTTAGGCTGTAGTTCAGGATAGTTAGGAGTAGCCATCAAGTTAAAATAGTTATCTTCTTCACGAATACTAGTATTAGTATCGATTGAAGCACGTAATGATTTTACAACCATAGCACGTTGTGCCTTACGACCCATATATGCTGCACCATTAGCTTGATTACCACTGACTGATACCCATGCATTAGTTTGATTTGGTAATGCATCGTCCGGGAAACTACGATTGTTGAAGTAATTTACTCTAAACTGTTTAACGTTATAACCACTACGGCGTGTGTTAAACAATAACATACCTTGAGGAGATAAAGATGCTGAAGGGGCGTCTAAATCTAAGTAGTTACTTGATAACAAACTAACGATTGTTGGGATAGGATCATCTGTGGGACTTGTATACTGATTGGTAGCCCAACGAGCATCAGCAAATGTGACACCATTTTGACTAGTTTGGTCAGCATTATTAATCAATACCCATTGATCAACTCCATTAAATTGTTGCCAACGACTCATAACTGGATAATTTTCTAAGTCACTTGTATCTATCCATAAATCACCGTATACCAATATTGTACCATCACTTTGTGTAGTAGGTTCAGTAGAGCTAATGATAGGACCATTTGGATCAGTAGCATTTACACCAGTAGCAGCAGGGTGACCATTAACGTCATATGATGTATTACGGTAACCTATCCATGCACCGTTCTTTTGAACCATGATGTCAGCTTGATTAACTACAGAATAGAACCAGTTTGTATTATTAGCAGGGATAGCAGTAGGAGCACCCTCATTAGCTATGTAAGTAAATTCAACCCAATTACTTAATTGTGTAGAATACTTGGCATCAGCCACTCCAAAATCAAATGAAAGTCCGGTAATAGCTCCACTGACACCGATTGTAGCAACTGTCAAATTTAAGTCGTTTGTGCCTGAGGATCCGCTTAAATATTCTCCGTCAATTACAATTGTATCACCTACAGCAAAACCAGTTCCACCTGTGTATATGCCATTACCTAATCCATAATAAACACCAAAGATTGATCGGATATTGAAGCTAGCACCAGTTCCAACGCCATCTGTTGTCCATCTGGTAGCACCAGAATTATTTACATTACTAAAAGTTTGAAGTTTAGCTAAACCTGATGCTACTCCTGTTGTTTCACCAACTATAAATCCAGCAGCATTTGCTAATCCACATGATGTTTGTTCCGCAGTAGTGAAATCTGCTAATGATATAACACCACCTTGAGTATGTGTAATTTGTATTGCACCATCGGTTGTTACACTAGCAGTTACATATGGCGCGCCTGCAGCTAAAAATGCAGTTACAAAATCCGTTGCATTTGCGCCATCTGTAATAGTTGCGGTATATGAAGTAGTTAAGCTAGAGCTTCCTGGAACTGACACATTTATATACATTGTATATGGCCCAGCACCATTACATGTTGTACTATCAAACACAGGATCTTGTACAGTTCCGGTTACAATTGTAGGACCTGTTGCAATTCTTTCCCATAGATAATATGGAGCTGATGCACTTTGTCCATCATATGCATATTCTCCGTATACAGTACCTGCAGGAATTAATTTTCCACCAGTACTATCAAGTGCATAAATTGCAGCCCAATCCGAATTATATGATCCTACATTCTTAGTAATCCAACTATTAGTAGTAGAATTATATTCTGAAACATCTGGCGCCAACCCATTTCCAGCTGAACCTACTTTAATCCATACTGAACCTGTTGGTCTAGGAATACTTTGACTTGCAGACCACAATGGCATTTGAGAAGAGGTTCCATATGTTACAGTTGGAATATAATATGTTTTTGCAGTAATACCTAAATCAGCTAATACAGTACCGGTGCCTACCCCTATTGTTAAACTAGGTGCTCCTGAAGAAACAAGTTGAGTTGAATAAAGATTTAATTTTCCATTAACAACGTTTGCTGATAATTCAGGGTAGTTGAAATCATTAATCAATGCAGCTATGCCGGCAACTGTATTGTTTGTGCTTGCCGGAACAGTAATAGTTTTAGTCCAATAACCACTTACGTTAATAGTAAACGTATTTCCTACAGTCAATGTTGCAGGTGCATTAGATCCTTGTACAGTAGGGATACTGCCTCTCCAAGCTGCTCCATTTAATATTACCCATACATTATCTGTTGTTTTATAAAAATAAGTGTGACCTTCAAGTGTGCTTGGGAGAGTATATGACTGTATTGCATTAACTGCATAATCTCCAATATTTCCAATACTATCTAGTGGTGCACCAGCTGGCCCGCCACCAACGATCATTGCTGGATCAGTGATAACAATAGGATTTTGTAGTACAAACTGCCCGGTGGTAGCATTAAATTCGTTAATACCCCATGTACTGTTTATTGTGTCTAACCAATATGTACCGTCAGCTGGCTCACCTACTGGACGTCCTGCTTGTCCTACTAAGCTTGCTAAGTCAATATCGGCTCGTAAAATATATGCACGATTTGTTACTCCAAGTGTTGAATATGCTGCCAATAATCCATATTCATTTAATTCGTAACCCTGAATAGGAGTACCATTGGTTGTTGTATAGAAGAAAGGTGTACCATATAAGTTTACCAAATCACGCTGACTGGTAACCAAAAATAGTTTATTTGCGTTTGCGGCTGTAGTAGCGGCGGCTACGCCGGTACCACTAGCATTAGCTTTATTTTGCGCTGTCGCTAGCAAAATAAGAGGAACTGAGTTTATTGGGGCTTCAAGATACTGACTTTGATCGTTGATCGTTACTTGTACGCCTGGTGATGTTAATGCCATTTTGTTTTCCTTTATGTAAAATTATGAGGGTTACGACCCTAAAATGCATACTATTATTTATCGAATAGTTTTAAAAAGTGCCGTTTTGCGTACCTTCGAAGGTTGGAATCGATATAAATACTACATGTTAAGGCCTATCTGTAAAACATGCGGAAAGAATCACTGTGCAGTGAATTATATACGTAAAGGTGTCACTCATTATCGCAGTGGGTGTGATGCGTGTGGTAGGAAAAGAAAAAAATTAAAGGCTAGGACACCTAGATGGCAAGGTGCTGGATACAATAAAAAACTCACATGTGATTTGTGTGGGTTTCGTAGTATCTTATCTAATCAAATTACAGTATTTCATATTGACGGTAATTTGGATAATTGCAATTTAATTAACTTACGCAGTATATGTTTGAACTGTGTAGAAGTTGTTAAGAAGAAAGAAGTGACTTGGAAGCGCGGCGACTTACAGGTTGATTATTGATTGAATCTGTTTATGCAAGTCATCAATTGAACTATTATTATCAATATAGTGGTCATAGTCTAGACCAACACTAGAATACTCACTAGCATGAACACGATTTCTATCTAGTTTTGCTTTGCTAGTAGCCCAGTACATATTGCTGTTTTCACCCCTATTGTATTCTGCTGCGGCATCATACCAATCAGGTGGTTGACCTCGACTAACTCGCATTGTAGTCCCACCTACTGATTTTATAGCAAGTACTTCATTTGCAAAACGACAATCAGTAATGACTATGTTATCAGTAGCCTGACGTAGTTTGTTCTCTACACTAGCAACCCATATATCATTATGAAAGCCATTACGACATACTTCAGTGCCCCAGTATTGTAGTATCCAGCGAGGGGTAATTTCCATACCAAGACGTTCACTCCACCATGTATCTTTTTGTTCTCTCCACTCTCTACTAGCTTTAGTAGAACCTTCTAAATACTCTCTGTTCCAACCAAAGACACTTGCCACTGCATCTTTAAGACTAGCTGCAAAACTTAATCTCTTGAATCCATGAAATGTACAAAGATAATCTGCTACTGTGTCTTTACCTGAACCAATGAAACCTGTGATGCCTATAATCATAAAAGAAAAACTCCTGTAATACTTATTATACTACAGGAGTGTGACAAAAAAAAGTGTTTTAGGTTAACCTTGTACCCATGTCAGGGGTTGCGAATAGTCCACATAACGTTTTAATTCATCAATAAGTTGTTCCATTGCGGCTTTACCTTCAGCTTTCATAGCTGTACCGTTTAATGTAGTACCACCACCTGGACCTGCAATAGTACCAAACTTCTCACGTGCTTCACCAATAATTAGTTTAAGATTGGCTAATATATAGTCCCCAATCCAAACACCTGAACCCGGATCTTGTAACAATACTTCTTCAGTTCGTTGAACATCAGCCCAAATAAGAATTCTCTCACCACTGGCTTTAGGGTCACGTACAATACGCAATACCTTAGTCACTGGATCAAAAGTATATACTACATAACCACCAAACATACGTGCAGCTAATTCAACATAACCTGCATAGAAGTCATATGTTGCCATACCGCCCGCAAAGTTATAGTTTAACAGATAGGTGTTTAGAATAGCACTTGAGAAAGGATCAAAAGCAGTACTACCTGTTCCACCAGTTTCCATACCAATTGTACGTCTGAACAGACTACGTACATTGATAAAGTTGCTAGGTAAAGTGTAAGTATCTACGTCCTTAATAGTAGTCATTAAGGTGTATGATTCCGCAGTACTATTTTGTGCTCGTTGACGATATACTTTGATAGTATAATTATAAGCAGCCTCAAAATGTTCAGGATCTAATTCCAAATCAATGATACCGTCACCTAGACGATATCTTAGATTCTGAAATAAAGCCTGTTTTAACTCGTCTAAAGTTAGACCACTGGGAGTTGATAAAATGCTTGCTGTTGCTGACATATTGTGTTACCTAATAATAGTATTTATCAGGTAACACACTGTATTAGATATCTCCCTCTTTTCGATTCTCACTATAATGGGCATCAAAACTACCGCCGGGATAACGGCTTTCTAGCTTACGAATGTTTTCGTCAATTACATCGTTGGGGTCAAGATTCAGTGCCCTACATGCATTGATCCAATACCAAATAACATCACCGAGTTCACGTTTCATATGGAATACTTCATCAGCAGACAATCGTTTACCCTGAAAAAGAATCTTTTTGGGCACTTCAATAAACTCGCCGGCTTCTGCGGCAAGTCCCATACATGCAGTAATCAACAACGGTACGTTAACGTCCGGATCATGTCTTTGTGTCACTTCATCAAAATTAGCATCAACTTCATCAAGTCGGTTCATGAATGTAGTCAAATCATTACTTGCTTTGCTAGTAACAGCCTCTACAAAATCTTTGTATTTGTTTAAATCAATATTGCTCATTAAAATGCTTTCAAAATAATCATATCTTGATTAAAGCGACCGTTAGGTGTAGTAGATACTGCTTTAATATCGTTAAAGAATTTACGTGCCGCTGGCTTGCTTCCCATAAGTTCTTTAAGTTGTTCTGCGGGTTTACGCAATGTTTTAACTTCACTCTTTGTAGAGTCAAAGCCCAACAGTGTGTTACCCTTTACTGTAAATGCTTTTGAATACTCATCAGCAATATAGTGATGCACCTTGCGCTTTGCACTATCATAAATCCAAGCTTCACTTGCACCTTGTAACTTGACAGGACTGATACTAATCAAATCAAGTTTTGCGGCTGTGTCTTTGAATGTTTTTAGATACTTGAGTTTAGAAACAATCTTCTCAACAGGTACCGCTTTGCGTTGTCGAGGTGCCTTGCTTGCTTTCTTAACTGAAATATATGAATTTAGGTCAGACAAAACTTGTTCAATAAACTTAACAATATTTCTAACTTGAATCTTTGTGAGGTGACTATAACCCTCAGTCAGTTGTTTGTCAGTACCCTCTTGTAGATCACTGAATTCTGTTTGCTTCTTTTTCCAAATATCAGCAATCAAACTGATATGTTGTGGCATGACATTAAACTTAGAAACAAGTTCCATTGTTTTTGTTTTAGTTTTGCCTTCTGTAATAAATTCGTCAAACACCGCTTCAAGTTCTCCTGCGGCATCTTTTGCCTTTTCACGCAAAATGTCTTGAATGTTAGGGCGATTAGAAACATCAACCTCTTTCTTAACTTCTTCGGGTTTGTTGACCACTTTTAACAAACGACTGATTTCGTTTTCAAGGGTCATGTCTTCATGTTCATTTAACTCAAACCCGCGCAATTTCATACGTGCCAACCAACACAATGTCATAAGAAATTCGTTCTCATGTACTTTACGCATTGTTTTTGCGTCAGCAGGTCTATTGTTCAAGTCAAGATATTGACTTAATAGTTCTTTAGCGTCTTTTTTACCATAAAACCTATTGTACCACGTAAAACTACGCATCATTGCTACCCTGCGCTTGTCTTCGTCAGGTTGTAGAACAAAAAGAGGCTCATCACCGTAATATTGAACATCTACATCTCTTGGATTTAGAGCTTTCACTTGACTGTGATCTTCTGAATTCTTTCTACGTGTCGCCATTGGTTACTCCTAAAGTTGATAGTATTTGTGTATTATAGCACAACCCGTATTTACTGTCAACCTTAAAGGAATGTACGATAAATAACTATATGCCGAAATTATCCCTATACCGCCCCAACAAACAAAATGATTACAAATTCTTTGACCGAACTATTTCGGAAGAATTGCGTGTAGGTGGTACAGACTTGTATATTCACAAGTATTTGGGACCGCAAAATCAGGGCCCAAGTAATGATTATACACTACCTGAGTATACAGAGACAGCCCCTACGGGCATACAAGATTTATTGTTTTTAGAAAACCGCGACCGAGCATACGACCCAAATATCTACAGATTGCGCGGGCATTATAATGTTCAAAACTTAGACTTTGATTTAAGTCAGTTTGGATTGTTTTTAAACAACGATATCATTTTTATAAATGTACACTATAACGACATGGTTGACATTGTTGGTCGCAAATTGATGGTTGGTGATGTACTTGAATTGCCTCACTTACTTGATTATAATCCTTTAAAAGAAACTATTCCTATAGCGTTAAAAAGATTTTATAGTATTACTGATGCTAACTATTCTAGTGAAGGTTTTAGTCAAACATGGTATCCTCACATGTGGCGAATTAAATGTGAGCCGTTAGTTGACAGTCAAGAGTTTGCTCAGATTCTTAATGAACCTATTAATTTAGACACATATCTAGGTTTGTGGGATAGCACCAAAATATATCCACCGGGGTATGTTATTACGTTTGGTGATAAAAATTACACATCATTAATTGAAGTACCGGCAGGAACTATGCCACCTAATCTAACGTACTGGGAACTTGACCCGGATCAGAACTTACGTGATATTCTTGCTACTTATAATAAGAATCTTGAAGTTAATAATGCTGTACTTGCGGAAGCACAAAGATTGTTACCAAAGTCGGGCTACGATGCAAGCAAGTTATATATTGTTCCCACATACGGTGTTTATAGTGAAAATGGAGTATTGTCACGTAAGTTAGATCAACCAGCACCGCCCATCAATGTAGTAACATCTTCAAGTAGTACCGGGGCGCCTAACCCTACTGTTGAGATTGTATCTAATACTCAGTATGTTAATGACAGTCCTGTATTAAGAATTCCAGCAGCTACTATAGCTAAAATTTGGACAATGACATTAGATTCATCGTTTACTAGTATTGAAGCCAACGCAACATTATCTTTATCAGCACTCAGAGTGACGCCTCAAATGGAAGAAGGTGGTTCGGTAGCAATTGAATGGGATACTGTGTTGTCCGTAGAAAGTATGGGATTAATAACAGGCCCATATGGTACAGCAGACAACACTTACGCAACCGCAGATCAAGATCCAGTTGCTCCGGGTTTTACTGGTACAGCACCGTACGGTCCTAACACAATGGATTATCGTGCTGATTGTGATCCAAGATTCCAATATATTGCTCGCAGTAGCCCACGTAGTTTTGGTTATACTATGGGTTATCTGACAGGGGCAGGTTTAGATAGTATACCTAACGGTTTCCCAAGTGGATCAGGCATTGCATTCCCGCAAAACCCATCAGTAGGAGAATACTTCCTGCGCATTGATTACTTACCTCAGCTATTATTCAGATGGGATGGTAAAATTTGGGTACGCATCAGTGAGAATGTCAGAACAAATACTGGATTTGCTAGTGAAGACAACCAATCAGAATTGAATAGTTTCATTAATGATACTCAACAAACAAAACTGACAGATGGCACGTATGTACCACAACGTCAGGCGTTGTCAACTATATTAATGCTTGCACCAGACAACAACCCACCTATACCACCTAACTTATAATATGGCACAATTTTTTTACGACAACCAGATACGCAGATTCTTAATTCAATTTGCAAAAATTTTTAGTTCATGGCAAGTTACTAGGGGTAAAGATCCTGCGGGTAATGACATTCTAGTACGTGTTCCTGTTATGTACGGTGATAGTAGCAGACAGGCTGCGGTTATTATTGCTAATAATAGTGCAAGCAACACACCCAGCGCACCATTGATTACATATTATATTAGTGGATTAGAGTACGATCAAAAACGAACACAGGATCCCACATTCATTGATAGACTTAATGTACGTCAACGTACATTCAATCAAGAAACAGGTCAATATGAAACAACACAGGGCCAAGCATTTACTATTGAACGTTTGATGCCCGTACCCTATACATTACGAATTACTGTTGACTTTTGGACTACAAACTATAATCAAAAATTAGAATTGATTGAACAATTGGGTACATTATTTAATCCTTCATTAGAAATCCAAAGTACCGATAACTTTATTGACTGGACTAGTTTAAGTGTTGTTTACCAAGATGGATTAACATTTAGTAGTCGTAGTATTCCGCAAAGTACTCAAAACCCCATTGATGTACTGAGTTGGAAATTTTACATGCCCATCTGGATAAGTACTAGCACCAAACTTAAAAAGTTTGGTGTTATTGAAAAAATTATTGCAAGTATTTTTCAAGGTAAAGCATTAGAAGATATACAAGATGATGACTTATTATTGGGTACTAGACAAAAGATTACTCCATACGGATATAAAGTATTATTAATAGGGAACAGATTGCAATTACTTCCTGCCAACGAGGCATTTGATCCAAGTAATATTGATTTAAATTATCCTAATCCACCTGCAACGGATTTATATTGGTCATCGTTATTGAACGTGTATGGTGCAGTTAAACCGGGTATTAGTCAAATATGGTTACAAAATCCATACATGAATACTGACATTGTAGGAACAATTGTACCTGATCCAACCGATGACAGATTACTAATATATGATATTGATCCTGACACATTGCCACAAAACACATTGGATCCTGTTACCAGTGTTATAAACCCGCAGACATCAGGACCTAATGCAGGATTGCCGGGACCAGTTAACGGTGTCCGATATTTGCTTGTTGAGAATATAGGTCAAGTAGGTAATCCTACAGTAGCATGGGGTGATTTAATTGCTAATGCAAATGATATTGTAGAATATGATGCAGGCACAGGACAATGGTTTGTAAGTTTTGATAGCCGTGCTGATACTAGTGCAGTACAATATGTGACTAATTTAACAACTGCAATTCAATATCGCTATACACCAGATGGTGTGTGGATGAAAAGTTTTGAAGGCTGGTACAACCAGGGAGATTATTCTATTGTGATTTAATTTGTGATAAATCATAATATGAGTAACACATCCGCCGGCGTTTTCTTTTACTCTAAAAGAACTCAACGATATCTATATCTACTTAGAACTGACAAGAAGAACCCAGGTAACTGGGGAATTCCAGGTGGTAAGGTAGAAAACGATGAGACACTTATGGAAGGTGTTGAGCGTGAGTGTATGGAGGAAATAGGTTACTTCCCCAAGAAAGCAAAACTAGTTCCAATACAAAAATTTGTAAATCATTCATTCACATATCACACATTCTTTTGTACAGTTGACAAAGAGTTTACTCCTGTATTAAATGAAGAACATTGTGGTTATGCATGGGTAGGTGATAATCAATATCCAAAACCATTGCATCCGGGCTTGTTCAACACAGTAAATTTTGATGTTGTAATAGATAAATTAGAAGCACTAACAAAAAAGACAGCCTAAGCTGTCTTTTTTATTTTAGCAGTTTTGCAACTGTATCATATCCTAAAGTACCAAGCACTATACCTGCTCCCATCATCATCCATCTCCACTTTTCGAGAGTGCCTATTTTATCAGACATTGACTTATGAGCACTTGTACTCGCTTCTTGCATTTCTTTAAGAAGCACGTGTGTTGCTTCATTGTTGTTGTTGAGAGAGGAGTTCAAGTCTTTGATATCAGCTTTGATTTCACTGATATCACTCTTGATGTCATCTACTCGTACTTGAAGAACAGCTACGTCGGTTTCAGTTTTAGTAGGCATTTTTATTGTTTGAGTAGCTGACATGATTAAGCAGCGTTAATTGTTACGATTGGGTTAGGTTGACCTTCGTATGTATTAGCAGCATATGCAGTATTGAATGTAGCGATAACATCAGGGTTAACACTATTAACAACAGCAGTACCTGTACCAGAACCGGCTGCTGTAGCAACGAATGTAACACCTGTCATGTTACTTGCTGAACCACATAATGTCCAATCTGTTGTACCAGTACTATAAATTGTATATAATGTACCTACTGATAATGAACCGGCTGCAACTTGTGCTGGGAACACTTCAGTATTGTAATCATTAACACTTGAAACATATGCCGTAGCAGTGTCTGCATCAGTAGACAAGATGTTCATTGTGTTTGGTGTCAATGCTGTGTTAGCAACGTTAGCTGTATAACACTGTGCAACTAAACCAGTTGTACCACCTTGTACCAAATACTTTGTTTTACCTTTTTGACGCAAGATGAAACCTGCTTCGTCATTTGCATACACATAATTTTGACCTACACCACCAATTGTAGATGCTGCATTTGCTGCCAATGTGATACTATCTTGCAATGCGTTAGGTGTACCAGTAGCAGCAGTCATAACCTTTATTGCACCACCCAATGACGCAGAAACTGTAAAGGCTGTTGCATTAGGATTTGTGGAAACAAAATAGTTAACACCTGCTACCAACGTGCCTAAGTTAGCACTGAATGAAACTGGTTGATTAAGTGCTAGTGTTTGAGCATTTCCTGTTGTGCGAATAAAATTTCCAGTAACAAGTGTGTTTGCAACTGCAACTGATACATAACCAAATGTACCTGTAGCAAAACCTAAGTTAGTAGTTGTACCATATGCGTCAACAGCTTGAATTGCAGAACCAGATGAAAGTGTGTTTGCAAAGTCTGTGCCGGCACCATATACTAATGCACTAGCATCGCTTGAGTAAATATTACCTGTACCAGAGATACCAATAGCAACTCTTGGTAGAACTTGTGAACCAACAATAGCTGTGTTACCACCAACTACACCGTATGTGTTAGCGTTAGTTGCAGGGAAACCTGCGCCACCAACTGGGTTATTGAAGTATGCATCAACTACACCAACTGATGCAGAAACTGAACCACCTGTTGTGTCAGACAATGCAACCGGTGTGCTTGTTGTGTTTGCGCTTAGATCAGTAGCAGAAGCTGTGAAATTATTAGCATCAATGACTTGTAATACATAATATGTTGTTGCGGCTGATAAACCACCAACGCTTGATGCTACTACGAATGGCATATTTGCAATAATACCTAATGTGTTTAAGTTTTGAGATACGGTAACATAATCTGTTGCCGCTGTTGTATCAGTGATTGTTAAGACTGCTTGAGCCTTTGCGATTTTTAGAGGACGTCCCATTTGATTTTCCTTTGAATAATTAGTGAGTTCTAGTCACTACGCAGTGGGGTACTGCATAAACCTGCCGAATGCAAGTGTATGATGTATTTATCTAAAAAGACTAAAATTAAGTTGTAGGACCGCCAAGATTTGGCGTTGGGAATATTCCAGTAGTACCTGTATTAGCATGTGGCATACCTAATTCTGTAATAGTAAATGGGGCAGATGTTACTCCAGATACTTCTAAGAATGATACTATATTGCCTTGACCTACAATAATACTGTTATTCACTGTGTTAGCAGGAATGATTGTGCTGTTAGCATCAGCTACAGTGTATGCTACACCGTATGGGCTATATCGTGCTGTAGCATTACTGATTACTACGGCTGAATTTGCAGTTAGTGTTAAACTTGTATTGTTAGCAATAGCTTTTACAATGCCTGCAGTAGCACCTGCTGTGTTACCAATCCAAGCACCAACATTTAGTTGAGTCAAGAATGTTGTGCCAGAACCTGTCACTGTTGCACTATTAGTGGCAGCGGTTATTGTACCTGTCAATGCAACATTGGGGAAGCTAGTTGTATATTGTATAGGACTACTTGTAGTCGCTATTTGTATTTTATCCGTAGCGATGTTGCCTGATGTTTGTACTGCTGAACTTGCTGTATATGCGTATGATGCCATTTTTAATTCCTATAT